GAAACATGAAAACGGGACATTGTATCAAATAATAGACAAAAGGTATGCGAATAAGCCTTGTAAAGCTTATGACTGTAACTACTTTGAAAACGTAGTAGTACCCATAGTGGATAATGGACATTAAAACATTTGACAGTGAAGCTTTTGCAGTTGATGCTGAAGCTCATTTTTACCTTTGGTGCTGTGATTGTAACTTAAGGCACTTAGTTGTGCTAGAAGCTATGGGAAAAGGCGCTGAAGAATTTAAAGAAAAAGGCGGCAAGATAGCGATTGGTATGCTACGAGATGATGTAGCTACTGATATGTCGCGTAAAAACAATAACATAGTATTATATAGTAGGAAACATGGCAAGAATAAAGAAAAACAAGCGTAAAGCACTTATTATACCAGATGTACATTTTCCATTACAGGATGATGCTGCTATAAACTGCGTAATAAAGGCTATATCTATAATAAAACCTAATATATTCGTATGCTTGGGCGATTTAGGCGAATGGAAGAGCGTTTCACCTTTTAAGTACAAAAGGCGTAAGCGTCCGCCATTAGAATATGTTATAGAAGATTTGGAACAAGAACAGGTAAAGGTCAATGCTGGTCTTGATTTGTTCGATAACGCATTAAAAAAGGTTAAATGCAAAGAAAAGCACATGATTGAAGGAAATCATGATAATTGGTTAAATATGTTTGTAGAAGAATATCCATATTTGGATAAATACAAGTATAAGAACATTATGAGACTTGCTGAAAGGGGATATAAGTACTATCCCTATGGCAAGCTTATGCGTATAGGTAAGTTATACTTCTATCATGGAGGTCATTACTCTACAATTAGCCATACTAGGCAGCATACCATGAATCTAGGTAAGAACATAGTATATGGACATACTCATGACGTACAAAGAGCTGGTGTTACTCATGTAGATGGGGCTCATCATGCCTTTTCAATGGGTTGTTTAAAAGATATGTCTAGTGAAACGAATATGTGGTTAAATAATAGGCAGGTTAACTGGGCTCATGCCTTTGGAGTAGCAAATTGGTTTTCAAATGGAGATTTTCGTTTAGAGGTTGTCGACATAGTTAATGGTAAAACATTTCTATGGGGTAAAGAGATAAACGGCAACACAGCCGCGTCCGGAGGAAAAATGCTAATAAAGCTAAGAAATAATAAGTAATAAGGTCGGTAGTGGCGCGGTATAAATTAGTAAAAGGTGTTAAACAGCCTGTTTTTGAAGATGTAGATGAATTTAGGGAATTGTACCCTGATGAGTTCATTTATGATAATTGGCGTGATGCACCTACAGAATCATGGACTATGACTGATGATAATCAGGTTTGTAGAATAATAAAGCGCTTGCCAATAAAAGGTGGTGGTGAATTAGTTACTACTGTATTGGGAACTAGGCATAGTGAGCGTAAACACTTAATGTCAGGACTGCCTCCTAAAAATATATATAGTTTGTCTAGGCATGAAAGTAGTAATGTGCATAGAGCTAATAAGTCAAATTTATCACGAAGAGAGCGCTTGTTTGCTAAATACGTTGCAAAGGGTATGAATCCTACAAAAGCGTATTTAAAGGTATATCCTACAAATAAAGAGGATTATGCTAATAATCAGGCAACAGCCTTGCTTAAAACAGAAAGGGTCAGTAAATTGGTTAGTGAAGAAATAAAACAGTCTATGCTGAAAGTCGGTATAGATGAAGACTATTTACTTGAGAAAGCAAAAGTAATAGTTGATAATGATGGAGCTAGAGATTCAGATAAACTTAGAGCACTGGAGATGTTAATGAAAATAGCTGGTATGTTTCCAAAAGAAAAGAAAACAGAGTCTCTTGCTGTCTTTGAAGGCTTTAGTAAGGAAAAACTTGCTCAATTTGGTGGAGCTAGTATAAAATTAATATCTCATGGAGAAAAAGACTCTGCTTAAGGATGGATTCAGCAATATTTCTATAGAGAGTATGCCTGTAGTCATTACTCATAGTGAGACTTGTTATGTTTGTGAAAGAACTGTAACAAATGATGATAAGATGGTTATATTTGAAGATAATGGAAAACCTAGGAGTTATTATTGTATCTTCTGTCATTCTGTATTTGGGGATGATGATATATTAATATTTGCAAATACCAGTAAAATTAATAATATAGTGGGGTTATCATGAAAGAAAGTTGGTTTAGCAATTGGCTAGATATAGATGTAATAGAAAAAAAGAAAATAAAAAAGGAAAAGAAAGATGAAAACAATAATAATAATAATGTATTTAACACCGGTAAGCCCGATAGTAACAGTACCCGTTTGCTATAGCATATATAAATTTATAAGTTGGATAAAGTCAATAATTTTAACATAAACCCGTCTCCTTCTGAAATGAAGGAAGCTGATGAAATATTAGCTAATTCATTTAAAGACCTATTATATTTTGGTAGAGCCTTTCTACCTAAAGATTTTTTAAATAAAAGTGCTTCTCCAAAATTTCATAAAAATATAGCAAAAAAACTAATTAGTACTCAACCCGGAGCTAGGATATGTAATATACTGCCCAGAGGTTTTGGTAAGTCTATATTGTCAAAAGCAGCTATATTGCATAAAATGTTATTTAGTCCTAAGGAAAAACAACAGTTTATTGCTTGGATTGCTGAAGAACAGGGACAGGCTATAGACCATTTAAAATATGTTAAGACACATTTGGAAGTAAATAAGTTTATTCGTTATTATTTTGGTGATATGGCTGGAGACACTTATGGTAATAGATGGACTGAAAAAGATATTGTAACTGCTAAAGGCGATAGAATGATAGCAAAAGGTACTTCACAGCGCTTACGTGGTCGTTCTGAGTTAGATGTACGTTATACTGGTATTATACTTGATGACTTTGAATCTGAGTTAAATACTAAAACACCAGAGCGTAGAGCTGAGATTAAGAAATGGGTAGTATCTACTATATATCCTGCATTAGAAGAATCTGCTGGTAGAGAAGGTTGGATATGGTTATGCGGTACTATTGTACATTTTGATAGCTTTTTACAAATGATTTATGATGGATATAATGAAGCTACTGATAATAATAGAACATATCCTTGGGATGTTACTTTTTATAGAGCTATTGAAAATGAAAAGCCTATATGGCCTGAACAGTTTTCAAAGAAAAAACTTGCCGCTAAGAAAAGAGAGTTTATAGAAGCAGGTTTAGTTAATAAGTTTGCTCAGGAGTATATGAATGATGCTCGTGATATTTCTACAGCATCATTTAAGATAGATAGAATACAATATCATTCTCATGAATTTAAATCTATTGATAGAATGGCGTATTTAGCAACTACAGACGAAATGATACCTGTTAATGTTTATATAGGTGTTGATATAGCAGCAACAGCTACAAATACATCAGATTTCCAAGTAATAATGGTTATAGCTATGGATAAAGAAAAAAATCGTTATGTATTAGAATATTTTCGTGAACGTATACCTACATTTGATTTACCGCAGATAATTGTGGATATGGCTAATAAATATTCTCCAGTTCGCAGAGCTACCATAGAAACAGTAGCTGCTCAGGAAATGGTAAGAGATATGGTAACTAGACTTGCTCATAGTGATAAAAGACTTATTCCGGGTATATTTAAGGGTGTTAAGCCTCCGGGTGGTATTAAAAAAGAAGATAGATTGGAAACAACGCTTGGCCCTATAGTCAATTCTAAAAAGTTATTTATAAGGCGTAGTATGACAGAATTGGTAGATGAATTTTTTGAACATCCGTTTCCTAGGCATGATGATTTAATGGATGGACTCTATTACGCTGATTATTATGCTAAAGCGCCTTCTAGTGCTAGAATGAAGAAAAGTGAGTATAAAAGCAGTAATAAAAAAAGAGCGAAAAGAGGAAAAGTATACAATTGGATGACCGGACTAAGAAATACTTGACACTTAAAAAAAATATTATTAACTTTGGCGCCGTATGCCTAACATAAAATTAGACCCTAGAGCTCAAGAAAGTCAAGAATTATGGCAACGTTGGAGAGATGCTCGTTCATCTTGGGATACAGAAGCACGTTCCGATATAGATTTCTATTCTGGAAATCATTATACAACAGATGAAACAGATGACCTTTCTGCTGTTAATCAAGCTGCAGTACCAATGGATAGAATTGGCCCAGCAGTTGAAAAACTTAAAAGTATTATAACAGCCAGTCCTCCAGCTTTTACAGTTATTCCAAGAGAAGACTCAGATGCTAAGTTATCTAAAATATGGCGTCTTATACTAGGTTATTGCTGGGAACTCTCTAGCGGTGATGTGCATATGAAACAGGCAATACATGATTATGCAGTAACTGGATTAGGATATTTATATGCGTATGTTGATAATGAATCTGATTTCGGTAGGGGCGATGTCAAGTTCACAAGTGTAAACCCGTTTCGTGTCTATGTCCCACCTTCATCTAGGGACAGGTTTTTCGATGATGCTGATAGTATCATATTGTCTACTATACTAACTGAAGAACAAGTACTTCGCCTCTATCCGGAACTAGGGCCTCAATTAGACCCTGAAACTGGTAAAATGGTAGATGGTCTTATAAAAGATATAAGCGCTCATTCAGATGAGGATTACCCTTCTCCTCAAAATAAAAACAGTGTTTATACTGTTTATCCCGATGCTTCAAAAGATTTAGATTATGGAGGAAGTGAATATTATCAAGTATTAGAAAGATTTTTTAAAACTAAAGTACCATTTTATAGAATAGCAGATATGCGTACTCAGGAAGAACAAGTTTTAAGTGAACCTGAATTTCAACAGTTTTTAGCTGAAAACCCTGATGTATTTGAAAGTGGATTAATGCAATATGAAGAAGTTTTACAAAATAGAGTTGGTGTCGTAGCTTCTGTAGGGCAAATAGTATTATATGAATCAATATTAAATATAGATATATATCCTATTATTCCACTACCAAATGTATATACAGGTACTCCATATCCTAGGTCTGATATTGCTAGAGCCAGACCAATGCAAAGATTACTTAATAAACTATGGTCTTTAGCTATATCCCATGCTCAAGCTTCAGCAGGTCTTAAATTATTAGTACCATTAGGAAGTGTAGAGAATATAGGTGATTTAGAAAGAGATTGGGCTAATCCTAATGCTGTGATAGAAGTAGATAGCTCACAGGGAGAACCTCATTATCCATCACCTACTCCATTAGCTTCTGAATTTTATCGTTTAATTCAAAGCGCTGAGCATTATATAGATTTTACTTTTGGTTTACCAGAATTAATGCATGGATTTGCAGAACAGGCTCCTGATACTGTAAGGGGTACAGAAAAAATGGTATCATTAGGAGCGGAAAGACCTAAATCTAAATTAAGAGATATAGAATTTGGTATTACAAGATTAGGTAAAGTTATGTATGGACTTGGCAAAAGTCATTATTCATATCAAAAAATGTTTAAACTTGCACAGCCTAATAATGATTTAACAGAAGTAACAGTTAATTTATATGATGATGTTAGTGGAACGTTAATAGATATAGCAAAAGATAAATATAATGTTAATCAGCATGATGTATCTATAGCTCCCGGTTCAACATTGCCTACAAGCAAATGGGCTGAATATAATGTATACTTAGAAGCATATCAATTAGGGCTTGTAGATAAAGAGGAAGTTTTGAAAAAGAATCCAGAGATATTTGACAAAGAAGGAATATTACAAAGAACTGGAGAAATACAACAATTACAAGGCATGGTCGAACAATTACAAGGCCAAGTCAAAAATTTGCAGGGTGACTTGCAGACCGCTCAAAGAGAGTCGGTGGCAGATAGAAAGAGGGTTGAAGTTGAAAAATTTAAATCCAAGCTTTCTAATGTCGAAACAGATGCTAAAGCAACTAATAAAGTGCAGGCTGAAAAGCTTGCAGGTGCAGTGAAGCTCGCAGCTGAGAAATCCAAAAATATGATGGGTTCTGCTCAAGAAGCTGGCGAGACATTGTAGAAAGGAAAATAAAATGGAACAAGCTGAAGCAATACAACCTACCGAAGAACAAGTCGTAGACGATGTCTTAGGTAGTAGTGACGGTATGACTGATACATTTTTTGAGGATGATACCACACAAGAAGAAGATGTTCTGGGATTTAATGAAGTCCCAGAAACTAATGCTCAAGACTTGACTTCGCAACAGAATACAGATTGGGAAACGGAAGCACGAAAGTTTCAAGGGCTTTACGATAAAGCTCAATCTGAAAATGACAAATATAAAAATGTCATGACTTCTTTAGCGGAGAAGCAACTTCAAGAGCAGGGTTATGGTGATGGTGTCAATCAGACAAATAGTTCAGAACCTTCGCTGTCCGAGGATGAATTTAATCCTTGGGACGCATACTACAAACCGGATTCAGCTTCATATAAGTACAGAACAGCTCAAGAACAGCGTTCTGTAAGTGAAGCGGTAAATAATCAACTTGGTCAGATGAATGAGCAAATTATGATTAATAATACGGTTAGCGAATTGAAGAGCAAATACAGATTGAATGAAAATGAAGTCAATCAGTTTATGGAATTTGCTACAAGACCAACAGAACAGTTATCACTTGACACTTTAGTCAAGGTATGGCGTGGTTCTACTGGAAATGTAAAAAGACCAGAAGTTCGCAATTCGGTAGAAGCTGCGAAAGCAGCTAAACAAGCACCACGCAGTCCGGGCGCTTTACAAGGAGCTCCCCCAGTAGTCAAAGATGAATTTGATGAAATGTGGGATGGAGTAAAGAAAGCCGGAGGCATGGGAAGTAGATTACCTTAATTAAATAAAGGAAGGAAAATAAAATGGCTACAAGTGCAGCTGGCTATATTCGAGGCCAGATATCAAGCGCTGATATGGCGACAACTGCCGGTAATAGTCATGCATCTGCTCACGGGGCAACCCCAGATAGCAGGCGAATGTATGACTTTAGCGATAGAGTCGCTGAGTTAGCCCCAGAAGAATCTCCTTTTTTTGTATACCTGAGTAAAATAGCAAAAGTACCTACTACTGACCCAGTATTTAGGTTCCTAGAAAATCGTAGTAAAATTGACTGGACAAATCGTTCACTATATGCTGATA